GCTATGGGTTATCAGAATGTAGATGACTACCTGACCCCTCCGCCTCCTCCGCAACCTAATCAGCCTTCTCCAGAACAGCAGAGTGCTATGATGGAACAGCAGATTAAAATGAAAGAGTTGGAAATCAAACAGGGCGACCTACAAGTTAAGATGATGAAAGTCCAACAGGACGCACAGGAAGCCGCTGTAGACGCACAACTTAAAGCCGAAGAACTGGCCCTTGAACGAGAACAGAAGAGGGCCGTAGCAATAGGAGCCACATGACCGACCAATTACGAGAGGAACAAGCAAAACGCCTCCTCAACGATCCGATGTACAACGAAGCATTTGATTCACTAGCAGAAAGTATTTATAACACTTGGGCGCACTCAAGTGTGAACGATGTCGAAAGCCGAGAGCAATGTTGGCTTTCATTACGACTCCTTGAGAGACTTCGCCTTCATCTAACCAGTATTGTAGAAACTGGAGAGATGGCGGAGAAACTGAAGGAATACCACATATAAGGAGATTTTAAAATGGCGGACAAGCAAGAAGCCCCGCTTCCGGTTGATCCGGGAAGTATTGTAGAAGCACAATCAGCAATCTTAGGTTTGTTGGAGCCTGAAGAGGCCACACCAGAAACAGAAGATAGCACCCCTACGGAAGATGTTGAAGAGTCTACTGAGGAAACTCAAGACGAACCATTGGAAGAGGTTTCTGAAGAGGAAGAAGAATCCGATGAGGAGGAAGAAGAATCTGAAGAGGAGTTAGACGCTGAAGAGGAAGAAGAGGAACCCGATGCCTACACTATCAAGGTTGATGGTGAAGAGATCGAAGTCACCCTTGACGAACTCAAAAGTGGCTATAGCCGACAGTCTGACTACACAAAGAAAACTCAAGAGATTGCAGAATACCGTAAACAGGCTGAAGCCATGATGCAACAGGCACAGCAAGAAGTATATCAGACTCAGCAATTTCGTCAGCAGTACATTGATGCCGCCTCTGCTGTAGTACAACAGCAGTATGGTAAATTAAATGAACTGGTCAACAATACAGATTGGGAACGACTCAAGATAGAAGATAGAGAAGAATATCTTACTAAGAAGTCCGAGGTTGCCGATCTTCAAGCGTCAATGCAACAGGAGGAGCAACGCCTCAACCAAGCCAATGAACAGGCTATGGCTGAACAGCGTGAACTCCAACAGCGCGTTGCGTATGAAGAACGACAGAAGTTAGAGGCTATCCTGCCAGAATGGAAGAACGAAGAGTTTAGACAGAAAGCAGGGAAAGAACTAACTGAGTTTGCAATGTCTCAGGGATTCACTCAAGAGGAGTTAAGCCAACTTACTGACCATAGATCATTGCTTGTTCTCATGCAGGCCAAAGCATTTCAAGAAATGCAGAAGGCTCAAACTTCAACTAAATCCAAGAAAACCAAGAAGAAGCCCAAGATGGCAAGGTCTGGTACTGGATCGAAAAGCAAGTCTGAGAGAACAAAGGTTGAACGTACTGCAAAAATGAACCGTCTTAAAGAGAGTGGTCATGTTAATGACTCCGTTTCACTCTTTGAGGATTTTGTAGAACTTTAACTATGGAGGTATATTGCTATGGCAATCCCTACTAATACTCGCGAAACCTACGGTGGTGTACAAATCCGTGAGGACTTGAGCGATATCATTTATAATATTAGTCCTATGGACACGCCGTTCATGTCCGGCATTGGCAAAGGTTCTTGCTCTAACACTCTCTTTGAGTGGCAGAAAGATGAACTCGCCGCCGCCGCCGCGAACCAGAAGATTGAAGGTGACGATCCGACTTCACTGGCTGTTGTCGAACCTGTCAAGTTGTCTAACTACACTCAGATTTCTGAGAAGTCAGTTCAGACTTCTGGCACTGCGGAAGCCGTGGATTGGGCAGGCCGTAAATCATCGCAGGCTTACCAGTTGGCAAAGCGTTCAAAAGAACTTAAACGCGATATGGAAAAGATGCTTACTGGTGAAGATGTTGCCACTGTTGGCGCATCTGGAACGGCTCGTAAGACTGCGGCTCTCAACTCTTGGTTGGGTGATGCGACTGCCGGTGATTCCAACATCATCGACGGCCCCACAGCCGCCGCTGTCGCCAACGCCGGTAACGGTACTTCTGTCAAAGCCCCTAGCGGTGCTGACGTTGTTTTGACGATGGATATGGTCAACCTTTGCGTTGAGCAGATTTGGAACGCGGGTGGTTCGCCTGATGTCATCATGTGCGACTCCTCGCTCAAAGTCAAAATGTCGGCTCTGGCAGGTTCAACCGTTGCGGATATCGTGACGAACCATGACAAAACGTCACCGGCAAGTGCCATTAACTCTGTTGATGTCATTGTGACGGACTTCGGTACGTTCAAAATCGTACCTAACCGTTTCTGCTTGCCGAACCAGTTGTATGTCTTGGATTATGATTTCTGGAGCGTAGACTATCTGCGTCCTTTCCAGACTCAGACCCTTGCGAAAACTGGTGACTCCATCAAACAGATGATCATTGCTGAATATGGCCTTCGTGGTAAGAACGGTCAGGCATCTGGTTCTGTTATTGGAATCAAAGCATCGTAACTGTGTTTGGCCCCCTTCGGGGGGCCATTCCCTTTGAGGATAAAATGAGCAAAGCACTACTTAGAGAAGGTCTTAAAAAACCTAAAGAACCAAAACCTATAGAGAAAAAACCTTACAGCGAGAAAGCGTCTGTAAAGAAAGCAGTCAAAACACTAGAGAGTTGGACTAAGAAACCGGGTGCATTACCATTATGAAATACATTAGACCTACTACTGTAGAAGAACATTCTGACGGCACGACAAGTTTCGTTACCCATCAGGATGCTCAAGACATTGTAGATCACAACAAAGAATTATTGAACGGCTATGGTGATAAACTTACTTTCGGTAAGCAACAGCATGGCATGAGAGTAGCATCCATCCCGGTAGGTATTTGGGAGCAGTGGATGAAGGAAACTAACGGAGCGATAGAGAAGGATGGCAAGTTGATGAAGAAATATCTCAACGATCCTGATAATGCTTTTCTACGCACCACACCAACGAGGCTATAACTATGTGGTTATATCAAGCCCCTCAACCGGGGAACACTCAGGTAAACTATTTAATCCTTAACGATAAGATATATTACATCTCTCGTAGATAATGGCTATAAGTAATTACACCGAGTTAAACACGGCAGTTGCTAACTGGTTAGACAGGGATGACCTGACTGACCGGATACCGGAGTTTATTGCTCTAGCAGAGGCTAGATTTAACAGGTTACTTCGCATTAGGGCGATGGAAGAAAAGCAGACTGCATCGACAGTTGCAGGGCAGAGGAATCTTGCTCTGCCTACTAACTTTATTCAGATGCGTAATCTGCAAATCAATACCTCTCCTATCACCCCTATGCAGTATGTTACCCCCGAAATCTATGATAGGTTGTATGGGAGTACGCAAACAGGTACGCCAGAGTTCTATACCATTATCGCTGATGAACTTCAGTTAGGGCCGATACCGGGAAGCGCACAGACTATTGAGATGTTATTCTACAAGAAGTTTGATGCACTTACTCCTAGCGCCTCTACTAACTGGATGATTACTAACGCTCCTGATGTCTATCTTTATGGTTGCCTACTGGAAGCGGAACCATTCATTATGAATGATCCCAGAGTACAGTTGTGGGCAACAGCCTTTCAGCAGGCTATCAAAGATATACAGGAACAGGACAACAAGGATCGTCACTCAGGCTCCGCCCTTAGAGTGATGAATACGAGTGGTTACTATTGACAGCCCCTATAACGTGGGCCGAAGCCTCTGCTCCAATATACTGGAGTAACATTGGAATAAACTGGAATAGTCCTGCAAAGACTGATTCCTCATCTTTCGCTGTTTCCCTAGACAATGTTAATACAGGGGTTGGCAATATATCAGCCGCTTCTACGTTTGATTTAACTTTAGCCGCAACCAAGAACGGAACGCACATTCTATTTAATGAAGTGACGTTTGCTATCGACTCAGGCTACACTGCTTTTGGCGGATTTACTATAGCGGCAGACGCAGACTTCGGAGTTTCCGCAGGATATACTTCATCAGGCAGGATGGATGGAGTAGGCTCAGTAACATACGGTATTAACACAGACTATGTAAATAATACCAAATACCCTGAGTCAGCAGGAATTGATTTGAGAATGAGTTATCAAAATGAAGATTCATTCTTATGGAATGATGTATCTGATCCTAGCAATATTTGGACAGATGTAGTAGACCCATCTTCAACTTGGTCTGATGTTTCAGACCCATCTACGGTATGGACGGATGTTGATTACCCCAATTAGTTTAAAGGCCGATGGAGGCTTAAAAATGCAACATGATACAGATATGAACCTTGGCCTCAAAAATATTTGGGAGGTCGTTTGCCTAGACTCTGACGGCAATGAGAAGTGGCGGGAGATCAACAAGAATCTTGTCACCACAGAAGGACTGAACCATGTCCTGTCTAGCACCCTTGATGGCGGCACACAGATCACAACGTGGTATGTTGGCCTCAAAGGGACTGGATCAGCGGCGGCAGGAGATACGATGTCCTCTCACTCTGGATGGAGTGAAGTTACAGACTACTCACAGTCGGTACGTCAGACCCTTACTTTGGGTACTGCGGCGGCAGGAAGCATTGACAATAGCGCAAGCAAGGCATCCTACTCTATCAACGCCACTGCTACGGTAGCAGGAGCCTTTATTACTAGCGACAGCACAAAGTCTGGAACTACAGGAACTCTGTACGGCGTGGTGGACTTTGCTTCTTCACGGTCTGTTATCTCTGGCGACACGCTTGAGGTGACTGTCACACTGACGGCGGCATCAGCATGAGTGTAGAATCCGCCAGTTGGGTTACACAATTAAACAGTGCTAACCCTGTAGTTGGTGATCCAGTAGGGGAGGGCGATGACCATCTTCGCATGATTAAGACTGTTCTTCAAAACAGTTTTCCCTCTACGTCTACTTCTGCTATTGTTCCCAATATGTCAGGACAGTCAGGTAAATATTTAACTACGGATGGCACTGATGCGTCATGGGGTACGGTTTCTGCTGACCCCGCAGGAACGGCAGTTGCTATGGCGATTGCTCTAGGAGGATAAGATGGCTAACGCATTTAAGAACGCAGGAGCCGCAATCGGGGCCACAAGAACAGATGTGTATACTTGCCCTGCATCTACAGAGGCGGTGATTCACGCCCTGTATCTGTCTAACGTAGACGGCACTAACAGCGTGGATGCTACGATTGAAGTCTATGATTCTTCTGCGGCCACCTACTATCATGTAGGCAAGACTATTCCAGTTCCCGCAGACTCAACACTTGTTTTTGACAAACCCCTCAACCTAGAGGTGTCAGACAAGTTGACTATTACGGCTTCAGCGGCATCTGACTTGGAGTGCTTTGCCAGTATTCTGGAGATAACGTAATGCCCTATCTAGGTGCAAAAGAACTTAAAGCATCTGATATTAGACGGTTTGACGTAACAGGCTCAACGTCTGCTACGCATACCCTGACTTGGACTGCGCCTAACGAACAATCCCTCATCGTCACCATCAATGGTGTGAAACAGCATGAGGACGCATACAGCGTATCCGGCACTACCCTAACCCTGACCTCTGCTCTGGTATCCACTGACAAACTGGAAGTGATCGGTATCAACGATATTGGTACTACAATAACCCCAGCCCAGAACTCTGTTAATACAGACAAGATTGCTG